CGTCCGCGTTGTCGGTGTTGTCCGCTGCGGTTTCGGTCTGGATGCCGGAGCGGTTGAGCAGCCCGAGAATGTTGTTGCCTGTTCCGTCACCATTCAGGAGCTGGTTCTCCTCGGCGAGCGCCAGGAGGTACAGGCCGCGCTGGTTGATCTCCGAGACCCAGAAGTCAGCGTCTTCCGCCATCTCGTCCGTGAACTTCAGGAAGCCTGCGATCTTCTTCAGCGCGTCCGTGCGGGTGGTCGGATCGGCAAGGTGGAACTGTGGCTTGGCGCCGCCTTCGGCTACTGTTGCGAGGCTGCCTTCGACGGCCCCCTCAACTAGGTAGCTGACGGCGTTTGAGCCGGCACCGAGCGTGCCCTGCCCGAGGAGGTCGGAGACGACAGGCCGGCGGAACGCACGAACGATTGTCCGGTCATACGTGGTCAGCCACGGTGCCAGTCCCGCTGGGACTGCCTGCGTGTCGGTCGCTGCCTTCGCGGAGGGCGACCACTCCGGAGCGGACACCGTCACGCCGCCCACGGTCTTCACCCGGGACAGGCCATCGATGCCTACGGACTTGACGAAGTGCTCGCCGAGGGTCTTTGCCGAGCCGGACTCGCGGTCCCGGTCGTCCTCATCAGGGGCGCCGTAGGACCCGAGGCGCTTCATCAGCGCATCTGAGTCCTCGGCCGCCTTGATCTTGAGGTCCAGCTCCTCGATCTCGGCGAACTTCGCCTCGACTGTGGTTTTCTCCTCGGCCGTGAGGTCACGGCCGGCGGCCTTCGCCCTGTCGATGAGTTCCTGTGCCGCCTTGAGCGCGGCGGCGCGCATCTGCTTGAGGTTCACTGTGAACCCCTTTCTGCGCTCCCTGTGAGCGCGTAGATATGTGCTTGTGCCGCCAGGCGTTCGACGGACGACTTCAACTGCTGCTCCTCGCCTGGCACGGACGACTTGCCCCCGGAGGAGTCCTCGTCGCTGGCGCCCGGCTTGGCTTCGGTCTCGCCGCTGGCCTTACCTTCCTGGTCATTTGTTGCCTCGGCTGCCTTGATGACAGTTCCGATGGCCTCCTGCGCGGAACGCAGGGAGTCGATGTGGGTCTGCGCGAGTACCCGGCCTGCCTTGTATTCAGCGGCAGCAGCATCCGCCAGTGCCTTGACTGCGACGACGCTGGTGTCCTGGTTCGCGCCGATAGGCACAAAGCTGAACTCGTACCGCTTGAGCTTGCGCAGCTCGTTGGCTTTCCGCCCGTCCTCCAGTTCAACGGGCCCCTCTTCGAGCACGTCGTAGGCGAAGGACAGTTGGTTCAGTCGCCGGCCCTTGACGAGGCGATAGACCTGCGGGCCCTTGGGGGACTCGAGGTCAAACTCGCCCTTAACCCACCAGCCATGCTCGTCCTCGCCTTCCTCCAGCGCTCCGGCAACGAAGTAGTCAGGGTCATCCATCCGGTGCCCGTATAGCCCCGGCAGCACGTTTCCCGAGTCTTTCCAAGCCTGGATGTCATCCAGGAACGCGCCCTTGGCAACAATGTCGCCGTAGGAGTCAGGCTCTTTGATGAACGTGGACGGATAGACGATGAACTGGCCCTCTTCGAGCCCATCTTCAGGGCCGGCCTTCACCCGGCCAAGGGGCACATTCTTTACATGCATGATGTTCCTTCCATTGGTCAGGTGATGATCACGACGGAGCACTGGCAATTGGCGACCTCGTCGACGTCGCCGTTGAAGGATCCGGGCCACTTCATCCCATTGCTGAAGTCGTCATCGATGGGGACTTCCTCGCCGTTGACGGCCGCGTGGGACGACCGAGGGTTACCGGAGTTCACCTGCCAGCGCTTCGTGGCCGTCGGTTTTGTCTGCCTAGCCGCTTCAACCATCCCGAAACCGACGTAGGTTGCGGCCGCCGTCATTCCTGACTGCTCGGCGCGGGACGACTCCGCGACATCGAACACATGGGCGACGGATTCTGTGCTGTCGTCCTCCAGTGCGGCCTGCAACGCCTCGAACGTTGTCCCGTTGACCTGGCCGGCGATGCGCTCCGCCACCTTGGCGAGGAACTTCCGTGTCCGGTCCACGCTGTATCGGTCAGGATCCACTCCCATTGCGGCGAGGACCGCAATGGCAGCTTCGCGGGAGACTTTGAGCGAGGCGTCGAGAATGTCCTCGGCGAGCTCCTCGTCCCAGCGTCCCTGATCCCACCACTCAGGAGACTTGGCCCCCATCGCGGACAGCACCACGCGCCGTTGCCGTGCGAAGAACTTGGCGAACACGTCCGCCATGGCCTTCTGGTGATCCTCGGGTACTTCTTCAGGCGCTTTGATCTCGTACTCGGAGCCTTTCACCCGCGCCTTGACCATCTGGTACCGCTGGGAAGAGAGGTTCTGCGACCCTGAATCGGTCGGTGAAGCCTGCCCGCCCTGGACAACATTCAGCGGAACGATCAGGTCATCGCCGCCTTCCAACGCCGGCATGTTCCGCATGGCGCGGGCTTCGTTCCGGGTCATCCACGGGCCGCCAGTCGCGGTCTGCAGAATGGCGCCCTGTTCCTCGAAGTTGCCTTGGAGCTTCTCCTCGATGTTGAACTCGACATAGAAGCGGCTCCGGTCAAGACCCATGCGGGGAATGAGGAAGCGGTTGATGCGCCCCTCAATCTGCGCGACCAACGGGCCGAGCGTGTCGCCGTACAGCATCTTCCGGAACTCACGGACGTTGGAGTAGTTCGCGCCGTCGTTCTGCCCGATCATCGTCGGATTCACATGGAAAGCCGACGCCACGGTAGTCAGTGATAGCTTCGCTGCCTCGACGTACTGCTGCTCCTGAGCCGAGAAGTCGATCCGTTTCAGCGTCATCCCACCTTCAAGGATGGGTGTGCCGCCAGCCCTGGAACCGTTTCCGGTGTACTTCGAGTACCAGTCCTCCCGGAACGCCTCCCTGGCAGCGTCCGACCATGCCGGCGCATCCTTCGGCCGTTCAATCACTGTCGATACCCTGCCGCCGCGCTTCCATACCTGAGAGCGGTAAGCCGCAGCTTCGACCTGTTCCTGGAGGGTCTGCCTGAGGGCATCCACTGTCGGGGATGAGCCGTGCATTCGCCCGGGATGGTATCCCGGAAACGCGAGAATGTTCTCAGCGGGGATGACCTCAGGGGCACCCTCCTTGATGTAGGCCTTGTACTCCTTGACCTCCCACACGTTCTCCATCACAGGTTCAACCCATGTCGGCGGCAGCCTGCGAAGCATCCACCCTGACGGTAGGTCAGTGGTGGGCGCCGCCCACCAGTAAGCCCGGTCGTACAATGCGAGGTCCCCGACGAGCGCGAAGATCAGCTCGAACGTAGTCATGTGCCCATCGACGTCCTCAATGGACTGGGCGAGGACGTTATCCCGGATTCTCCGCCGGTCAGTCTGCCCCACTCGTTCGAATGTGTGGAGTCCAAGCTGTGCGATATTGCGTGCCAGGAACGTGACGACAGTCCGGAAATGCGGCTGGCTGTCCCACATCTGTGCGGCCGTCAGACTTGACGGGTTGATTAGTGCAGAAAGCTCTGAGGTCCCCAGATACGTGACCTGAGGGGTGAAAAAGGCCGACCCGCCACGAACGTTGGAGAGGATGTTCTGCCAAAAGCCCATACGGCCTCTCACTCTCCTCAAATAGACATAACGCCGGTCTTCTCGTAATCCGACTCAGAACCAGTGGGGCCGAAATCAACGCCCGCCCGCCACGCGGCCAGCGCGGCAGCTTCCAGTGGGGAAATGTCAGCCTCGGACATCTTCCGGCCCAGCGCGTACCGCTCACCGACCGGACGCTTCACTGCCCCGGCCGCAGCAGCGTCGAGCTCCTTGGCGTCCACATGGAGGAATTGCCCATCACGGACCTTCGTTTCGAGGTTCGCGAAAGCGTCCAGCACATCCCCCGTTGAAGCGATGTGCAACCGAACGCCGGCCTTTTCGAGGTGAGGGATGAGCATCGCCCCTGGACCCTTGCCATCAATCACGACATCGACGTCGAACATGTCCTGCAGTTCGACGCACCGCTCCACAACGCCCCTCGTCCCCGGGCCGTGATGCAAAGGCTTCACCCACACATCAGGCTCATCCGCCGCGGCCGCAACAATGGCCGAGTGAGCGAGGTCGATGGACACCGCCACCGCCAACGCGGACACTTCGAGGTCGATCGGGCGCGTTTCACGCTTGCCCGCCTCCCAGCGACCGGCGCCAAACAGATCCGCTGTGGTCGGGTCATCCCACCAGCCGAGCCGCTCCCTGGCAAACTCCGCCGGCGGCATCCCTTCACGTTCGGCCCGGACGTACTCCACGGTCAAGCTGGTCCCGTTGCTGCGCATACGGCCCAGCAGAGGGTTGCCCTGCTTCCAGTTCTCGACGACGTCGAGCTGGCATCCCTCGCTGCCGGGCTCGTGGTCGCACTTCTCGTTCTCGCACGCCAACTTGGGGGCGCACCACTCGCAATAGAACAACCGCGGCGACCGGCCAGAACGGCCACGATCCCTGACCTTCCGCAACACACCAGACTCATGCCTGCCAGCCGAAGACCCGTAAACAATCTGAGGGTCCGGCACAACCGACAGGGTCGGCATCAAAGCGCCCATATGGTCCGGCTGCAAAGCGAAAGCCTCATCCAGCACGATCTTGTCACCGGTAAGACCACGCCCACCGGACTTCGTCCGCGCCTTGAACTTCAACCGCTGCCCGGTCCTCAGCTCGATAGCTTCCGAACCAGCGGCGCGGTGAACCCGCTTGATCCTCCGGGACAGGGACGAACAGCCGCCGATCAGGATCTCCATGTCACGGAAAGCTTCCTGCGCAGTGGAGAACTCATGGGCGGACCAGACCACGAGATTCTGGTCTGTGATGAACAGCCACCCCAGTGCGGCCTGCTTGAACAGGCCCGTCTTCATGTTCTGCCGTGCGCAGACCACACAGACCTCAAACGCCGTCGACTTGCCCCGCTTGTCAATCCCGAACATGTGATCCAACGCCAGGCGCTGCTCCGGGTCAGGCTCAAAGTTAGCCATCGTGGCAAGGTCAGCGACCTCTGGCCCGAACGTCGCGTGATACTCCGGGCCCGTCAGGTGGGCGGGCTCAACCAACAATTCCGAGCTTGCGGTCACGGCGGTTCCTCAATTCATCAACCGGGTCCGCCGCGACATTCGCTCCTGCGGTTGCAGCCTCCAAAGCAAGCTCCAACTGCTTCACGACAGATGCGACTGCGGAGCCAGTGTCCACGGTGGTCGCGTCCAGCCGGCGGGCAAGGACCAAAGCGGCCTGCCCCATCACAGTGTTCAACCGGCCCGCGTCAGTGAGCGTCTTGACCGCTGCGGCCTCCACCGATCCGATGTTTCCGGGCGAATCCTCCGCCTTACCCTTGCCAGCAAGCATGTCCGGCTTCGCCTTCAGCTCTACAACCTGGGCGCCCCTATGCGACCGCACCCGGCAATTGCTCGAGCAGAACCTGGCTGTCCGACGCTTCGCCTCGAACGTACCCCCGCAGACGTCACACACAGCATCCATGGCGTGGCCTCCTCTCAGGGGAACCCTCCTCAGCAATCGCGTAACGTCACAGCAAGGTCGGTAACGTTACGCCAAACCCCGGGGACGTAGATGAC